GTGCTCTTAAATCCCTAGCTAAACGCTTTGAGGACGGAGCTATTAAATACGGCAGGGATAACTGGCAGAAGGGCATTCCGCTCTCACGATACTGTGATGCCGCAAACCGACACCTATGGGCATTGTGTGATCAAAAGACAGACGAGGATCACTTCGGTGCTGTTCTTTGGAACATCGCTTGCTGGCAGGAAACAAAAAGAAGGATTGACTTGGGACTATTACCAGAGGAACTTAACGACATTTAATATGAAGGATTACATTGATAACTACAGGGAAGCATACGACAGAGAGTTCTCGGAGGACGGTGATAAGGATATCCGCAAGAACTTCTGGAAGATGGCACGCAGGGATATCATACGTGCAAAACGCACTGGGTTAATACAGGAGATCTGTGTTGAGGATTACATACAATCCAACTACAGACCATACTCAAAAATCTCAGAAAAAACTCGCAACATAATTGAAAAGAGTATTGATATTCCAGCGGCACTACTATCGGATCATTTAAAGGTATCCATTTCAGCAATCAGACAAATAAGGAATAAATATAAAAACAAATAGTTATAAAACTAAACCCCAATAAAATACCATGAACGAACTAAACGCAATCGAGGCAGAGGAATCCGTATTAGCAAGCTGCATATCAGAATCAGATGGATCATTATACGATGAGCTATCGGATATTATAACTAAGGATGACTTCTCCAGCGGGAAGAACTCGGCTATATTCAGTAGCATTGGCAAAGTTATTAACAATAATGATGAAGTAAATGAGGTAAACGTAGCTAACCAGCTTCGCAGTAATAATATGCTGGATGATGTGGGTGGTGTTATTCGTATTATGACACTAATGGACTCCCCGTGTACTCCACTGGCTGGGCGTGCTGCTGCAAAAATTGTTCTAGGTAAGAGCAGGGCTAGGCAATTATCTAGGCACTATAGAATGCAGTTGGAATCCTTGAATGAAAACGTGGACTCCACTGACGTAGCTTCAAAGACTGAGGCAGAAATTCGTAGAATTATGGATTCAAGTAAAGAATCCGACAACACATTGTCCACTGCGGCTTGCGATCTAAAGAAGAGGTTGCATAGCATTAGTGACGGGACTTACGTATCAAAGAAAATATCCACTGGTATACCGCACTTGGATGACAAGCTCGATGAGGGCGGCATCGCACAGGGCGAAGTGTGTGTTATAGCCGCACCAACTTCATGTGGAAAATCCCAGTTGGCTTTGAACTTTGTTCTTAGGAACTCTATATCGAGTAACATACCATCAGCTATCTTTAGTTTTGAGATGCCAGCAGAGCAATTAACCAAGAGGATGACTCAAACCTGCTCCGCCGTTAATCTAAAGAAATACGTAGATAAGACTATCACTCCTCACGAATCCACCCTAGTGGACAACGCTATTGATAAGATTGGTGAGGCTCCAATTTACACTGTTCACCATGTCCGTGGTATCGACGATCTTCGCTCGAAGGCTAGGTCACTCAAAAGAAAACACAACATAAAAATTATCGTGGTGGATTACTTGCAACTAATACCATTCAACCCAAAGATGAGTAAGCATGAGGGCATCTCACAGGCATCACACGGCATTAAGCAGATGGCAATGGAGTTGGACGTAGCCGTAATTCTCTTAGCTCAGATTAACAGGACTGGTGCTATGCGGGATTCTGGGTTAGTTCTCTACGACCTAAAGGACTCTGGGGATATTGAGAATGACGCGGACATAGCTCTACTGATGTGGCCGAAGGGTGGTGACATTGACACTTGTAGAACCATTGATCCAAATGGAGTTAGCTACCTAGAGATGGACTACAACGTAGCCAAGAACCGAGAGGGCGAGCGTGACCTAAAGGGACGCTTCAAGTTTATCAATCACATCGGACGCTTTCAGTAGCGATTACTATGGACATTCCTATGAATAATTCTTTACAACCGCAACTACCACACGATTACTTACTTCACCTTCTTTGAACTTATCAACTCCTCCATTAGTGAGCAACAGCATCCCGTTGGATGCCTTTGTCTCCTTATAAAAAATATGATCCCCAACATTTGCGTAAAGCGTTTTAACTTTTGCGACGGAGTGCGTTAGCCCGTGATCGCATAAAATTTTTACTGCTGGATCGGCTAATGAAATTGATGGAATTAGGGTAGATAGGACGAGTAATAGTATTTTCATCCCTCTATATTAAACCAACAGAGGAACAAAAGATATAGAGTGAATCACGTATAAATCACAACTAAAACACCTATGGTAACAACAATAAGAGAACTAAGCGATATACTTCTTGCAATAAAGGAGGACTTCGCCTACATTAAGAATGAAAACCTTCGACTACAGGAGGAGAACAACCAACTAAAACAGGCAATAGCCGCACTAAATAAGGAACCAACAAACTCACTATGACCGATAAAAAACCAGTTCAAATATTTAAGCCAGACACAGAATCCGTTCTAGTTCGTGGACTCAATGCAATGACTAGATCCTGCGATGTTTTAAGTAAGCAAAACGAGGAACTAAATAAGGACATTGAGGGGCTCAAGAAGAAGATAGCTAGACTACAGGAGCGTGTTCTAGTTGATAGCATAGAGAAGGAATAGCTTGACAAAATCCATGGAATATAAACAATCCATGTTATAATTTAACAATGCCTAGAAACTATAGAAAAGAATACGACAACTACCAAGGTAAGCCCGAACAGCGAAAGCGTAACGATGCCCGAAAGAAGTCCAGACGGAAGATGGTAAAAGCCGTCGGAAAGATGAAGCTACAAGGAAAGGACATCGATCACAAAGACCGCAACCCCCGCAACACCTCACGTGGAAATCTCCGTATTCAATCAAAAGCAGTAAACCGTTCTAGGAATAAATAGTTTATCGGTAAGCCAAGCGAGCAATCTTTGGCAGGGTGGGTTTTCGTTCTCTCCCTCCTTTATTAAATCCGATGAGAAAACACAACCTCCTCACTTAGCTAATACTAGGTGGGGAGGCATTTTTCAAATGAAAGCATATAGAAACGAAATGGATAGAACTGGCAGAGCCAGCGAGCAGGGGGCAACCGCTGAAAGTAACTTCAAGAAATCCATAGATGGTTTCTTTGGCTCAAACATTGAGCTAACTGGAGTGCATAATGGGCAGTTTGACCACATAGACTTCCGCTGTAACGTATCGATGGACGTTGATGTTAAGTCCATAAAAGACCCAGAAACCCTGTGGATTGAGTTCAAGGGAATATCGGGGGAAGCTGGCTGGCTATATGGGAAAGCCACCCACTTTGCTTTTGAGCGAAGGGATGAGTTTCAGATTGTATGCAAGGAGGATTTAATCAAACTAGTAGATAGCTTGGTAGATAAGGATACTCATGTTAGCTCCCCTAGGGCTTGTATGTACAAGATGTATTCCAGAAAGAAATACGGCAGGGACGACCTACTATCTAAGATTCACCCAGATGACCTATATAAGATACCCTATATCTTGGTTAGCAAGAATGCCTCGGACTCTACTCCTCGCAAGGATGATTCCAGTTGCTTTATCTAAGCCTACTGAGTCTCTTCTCGACATCCTCGCCGCGACCCTCTCGCCAGTAGTATAGTTTACCTACGAAGGGTACAAACTTAGTGCTCTTCATCTCCTGCAACTTACTCATCTTGGAGACATCGCTGAATACGTCACTCATCATTCCAAATTGGGGAGGAGCAATTGTTTTTAGCATTGCGTCGCCAAGACCCTCTTTCCTGATCTGAACGGTAGTATACTTGGTTACTCCGAATAGGCGTAGAAACGTATTCCAAAACATTTCGTTCTCATCGATTTCTCGGTTGAATAAAATTGCCTTAAGAATGTCCGAAGAACCATTGGCTAGGGTAGAAAATGCTAAGATTTTCATCATATCAGACATACCCTCTCCAATCATTTGAGGATTTTTCTGAGCCAATCCAACATAAATTTTTGTGAACACACGCTCACGAACAAAGTTAAATTGTTTAATGGTGTAGGACTTTAGGCTATACATAATACGAAGGTTTGGATTCCCCGCATAAGCTTCTGGCATCTCCGTGATAGATATTGGTGCTATATCGGCGAGATTGTTATATAGGGCTTCGATAACTAATTCGCTCTTTTTCCCACTCTGTAGGTCAGCTATTGTTTCGTATGCATCATTTCCCTGTACTTTCTTGAGTCTAGCTAGGGTTTTCTTATATCTATTGGTTTTTTGTCCAGCCTTAGCACCCTTAACTAGAACCTTGTATGTCGCATTGATATTTGTGTTCTTTGCTAATCGATCCATTGCCGTTAAACCCGTCCATTTAAACACGGTATTTACGCTATTGGAGAACATACCAGCACCCTGCTTGCTATCAATCTCAACCATGTTCTTAGCTATACCCAAGTCCTCAATGGTAATATTCTTCTTACCCAGAGTTGCCTCCACTGTGGGGATAAGTCCGTTCTGAACCATTGAGAACATGAAATCCCCCAACTGCGTCAGTGTTGAGCCCACGTTACCCATCGTAGCTATGTAGCCCATATTCTTGGCTCCCTTAACGAATCCATATTGAGCACCGTGCTGACCGAATCTAGCAGCTACAGCACCCCGAATGACATCAATCTGATCGTCCCGTAACCTTCCCTCGCTAGCCATCTTGTCCATAACCTCGCCCAATCTACCAGCCACTGGATCAGTACCCTTTGTCTTGCCAGACGCAGAGTCCCCAATGAGCTTCTTTGTCTCGATGGCATTAACCATCTTATC